CAGAGGAAGAGTTTATGAAAAATATGGATAGACTCTCTGAATACTTTGAGTATGATTGGCAAGATCTTAGGGAGATGAGGGCTAATTACTTATTAAACCATTATATAAAAGAACTAGATTTTACTTTAAAAACTAATCAAGGATTTAAAGATGTAATGATTTCTGCGGAAGAGGCCTATCAATGTGATATAGTACAGGGAGAGCCTACTTTTGAAGTATTGAATCCTAAGAGATTATTTGTATTAAAGCATGGCAGATCTTCCAGAATTGAGGATGCAGATATTATAATTACTGAAGATTATTGGAGTCCAGGTAGAATACTGGACGTATATCATGATGCACTAACTAGTGCAGACGTAGATAAACTTGAAGATACTACTAAAACTTCCAGAACTGATGAAATGGATAATCTAGATGAACGAGATCGTTTTGTTAGAAAAGAGGATTTAGTAGATAAGGAAGGCAATGTAATTAATGACTTTCTTTTTATGGCATCTATAGATGGGTTTACAAGTGATGGTTATGTTGATAATAATGGTAATATAAGAGTACTTCGAGTATATTGGAAATCTAAGCGAAAGATTAAGAAGGTTAAAAGCTATGATGAAAATGGAGAAGTGTCTTACGATTTTTATCCAGAGGATTATGTTATAAATAAAGATCTGGGGGAAGAGGAAGATATATATTGGGTTAATGAGGCCTGGGAAGGTACTAAAATAGGTACTGATATATATGTAAATATGCGACCTAGGCCTATTCAATATAACAGATTATCTAACCCTTCTAGATGTCATTTTGGTATTATAGGGCAAATATATAATACAGCCCAAGGTAAAGCAGTTTCTTTAGTAGATAGAATGAAACCTTACCAGTACTTGTATGATGCAGTTAAAGATCGCACCATGAAGTTAATATCTACCAACTTAGGTAAAATATTAGAACTAGATTTAGCTAAAGTACCTAAGGGATGGGATGTACAGAAATGGCTACATTTCTTACGTCAAGATAATATTGCAGTAGTAGACAGCTTCAAGGAGGGGGAGTATGGTTCTGCTACAGGAAAGTTAGCTATGGGGGCCAATACTACAGGAAGACCCTTAGACCTAGAATTAGGAGCCTCTATACAACAAAATATATTACTTCTAGACCATATTCAGAGTGAGTTAAATAATATTTCTGGAGTAAGTCCTCAAAGACAGGGGCAAATATCTAGTAGTGAGACAGTTGGGGGGGTAGAAAGAGCTGTAATACAGTCCTCCCATATAACTGAAGAATACTTTTTTATACATGATAATGTAAAGAAGCGTTTATTAGAATGTCTTTTAGAGACTGCCAAAATAGCTTTAAAAGGTAATAAGAAGAAACTTCAATATATCGCAGATGATTTTTCCACTAAACTATTTGATATAGACGGAGATGAATTTGCAGAAGCAGATTATGGTATTATTGTAGATAATAGTAATGCTAATAACAATTTAGAACAAAAACTAGATAATCTGGCACATGCCGCTCTACAGACCCAAGTATTACCATTTTCTACAATCTTAGATATTTATACTACAAATTCTTTGGCTTCTATTAAAAGAAAAATAATTAAGGCTGAGAGAGACTTTAGGGAAAATGAAGCTAAGCAAGGAGAGCAGGAAGCTAAGTTTAGGCAAGCAGATATACAACAAAAAGCTGCAGCTGAGCAACAAAAAATAGAACTTGAGCGAGAGAAAAACATTAGAGATAATGAGACTAAAATACTAGTAGCTCAAATAGGTCAGCAAGACGAAGGTACTTCAGATCTAGAGGAAAGAAAGGTTAATTTGCAGGAGCAAAAGACAGATAGTGATACTAAAATTAAAGAAGCCCAACTAAGGGAGACTGAGCGAAGTAATAAAGCTAGTGAAAGTATTAGTAGAATCCAACGCAGTTCTAATAAAGCATAAACATATAAATAAAATAAGATGGCAGATATAATTATACAAGTAACTCTGGCAGCAGACAAAGAATCTATTACTATAGATAATCAAAGTACAGATGATCTTAGTAGTATAACCGGGCTAACTGCGGATATATTTGGAGCAGACAAAGTAACAGGATTATACTCTATTGACTTTACTTCAGGGGAAGTAACAGAGTTCAAGGCTAAAACACCTGTAGTACTTGAATTTGTAGATTCTAGATTTGTTGGAAGTACCTATGCACCAGATAACTACTATACAGTAGTGATTACTGCAGATACTTCAGATGAATCTAATCCAGATACATTTGCTATAATTTTAGCACTAGCAGAGAAAGTACATATTAATAATGCTACAGTTAATTTAAGACCTCAGGAATTATTTCAAATACAAGCAAATGTACAAGCCACTATTGCTCTAGAGACATTAGATAGATTAAGTAATAGTACAACTGTAGATAGGGAGGTTAAATGGAGAGATATTTATTACTTCATTAGTACTAATATAGTTAATACTTATTAAATGACTTGGATAACAGACGAAATAGCTAGGGCTAAGAATACTTTAGATACTATTGTATCTATCTCTGTTATAAGCAGTTCTTACTATGTAGAGAAAGAAGACCAATATTGGAGAGATTCTTATGTTATATACACTTTATTAAAAGCTTTGGAATATAATGAGGCTATAGAAATATTTGATGAAGATGAATTATATGAGGTTACAAATAGACTAAAAGAATATTATTATATATATGAACAATTAGCAGATGCTGCAGAAGATTGGTGTAGTTCTATTACAGGAGATTTACCACCTAATGGTGGTGGAGAGACTCCAGTAGAAGTATTACAATGGTATACATATATTATACCTATTACGGCAGATGATCAAGTTGTATTTGTTGGGTTACCTTTTAATATAGATGATGTAGATGAGGATTCTTTATTGCTAACTATAGATGGAGATGATCCTATTTACGGGGCAACAAATGATTATCATATGGAAGGCACTTCTTTAATATGGCATTATATTAATGATATATATAAACCGAAGATAGGTATGCAAATGACTATTAAGTGGCAACAGTAAAATTATAAAGGATGAAATTATTTCAAATAGAAGGATTTAATAGAATTGATGGGACAAATAGAGTACCTGGAGTTGGAGAAGATAATAAACTTGTTAAGTGGAATAATACTTCAGGGACTTTTGACTATGTCTCTATTGCTGGAGTATCTTCAGATTTACAGACTGTAACTGATGTAGGTAATACCACTACTAATAGTATAGAAACTTCTGCGGATCTTATTACTTCTGGGGGTAAACTTACTATTAAGGGTGTTGATCTAGAAAATGTTTCTGGAGATTTATACTGGAATGGAAGTGATTTGTCTGCTACTATTGACCATACTCTCATACAGAATAAAGGAGTATATACCCATAGTGAGATAGATACGCATATAGATAATATAGCTAATCCGCATGCTGTACAGGCAGTGCAAGTACCATATAATAATACTGATAGTGGATTAACTGCGAGTAATGTAAAAGCAGGTTTAGATGAATTAACAGTAATTACTGATACTAAGCTACCAATATCAACATCTATTGAATATGGTGGAATATTATCTATAAATGCAGATCCTACAAAATTTAACATTGCAGCAGGTGCTGGGCATGTAGTAGACAATTATACAGATCCTCAAAATCCTACCGTAACTGTCGTAGAATGGTCTGACATGCTAGGATTAACAGTTGATAGTCTAGCAGTTCAAGTAGCTACATTTATATTTTTAGATAAGGATGGCAATGTGATACAATCTCCTGCTGGAACTAATCCTCCTGAGAATAGAGATTTTATCGAATTAGGAATTTTAGTACATCCTAATTTAACTTCAATAACAAAAACAACTACCTTTCCACCTTGGGAAAGAGATATACCATTATTAGTTTCAGATTTACTTGGAACACTTGGTAGTAGGTTAAATATTGATGGAAATGTAATAACATTTTCTGGTGCTAATCTAAATATAAAAAGAACTGCTGGAACAATGTTTGGTATGGGACTAAATTATGAGGATGATTTAGGTAATCCAAATATTGAAACGTCGGTTGAAGCAGATCCTACTCCATTCTATAGAGCATATAGAGATATTGGAAATCCTTCTATATTTATTCCTTCAGTGGATGTTGAAGTGAATTATTATGATCCAAATGGGGACGGTATACCCGTGTCTGTTCCAGAGGGATATTGGACTGCGCATAAAACATATTATTCATCAGAACTAGATCTTATTATTGTCCAAGATGGGCAGCATGTTTATGATAGCCAAAAGAAGGCTATAGATTCGTTTGCTATAGATTCTTATGATAATGTTACTGAATCAGGAGGAATGTCCGTAAGAACAGCTATAATCACTCAACAAGGAGCTACTGACTTAAGTAATCATAAACAAGCTATATTTGTACAGACTGGTGTCTTAGGGGACAGAGATATATTTCAAGGCGAGGGCTATGCTAGATTTGCTGAGAATATT